GTAAACCAAAAGGTACTAAATATTATGGTTGGAGATTTAAAACACAATCAGATGAAGATAATGAATATCAGACACAAACTGAAAAATTAAATTCATCATTTAATATAAATTCATCAATATGTAATAAAAATAGTTATGTAAATTCAGATATTGAAAATTTAAAAATAAAAAAATCAAATATTACAAATAAATTAAATAATATTGATATTGATGAAGATTTGGATGATATTTTTATTAATGATAAAACAAAAGAAAAAAATTCAAGACACAGGATTTTGTAAAGGAATGTTATTATTAATAATAATGTTATTATTATTATTAATATAATAGATCGGATCATTATAATTCATATTACGATTATTATTAATATTATTATTATTGTCTCGATTATTAATTTCAAATAAAGATGACAATGATTGATTTAATGAATCATTCAATAATTGTTTATTTTTTGGACAAATATTACTTCTAAGAGTACATGAGAATTCTCTAGAAAAATTAAACCTACAAAAAGGACATCTATTAATTAATTTAACACAAGTTGAACACACTTTATGAAAACATTCCATATATGTGTCAGGAATATCAATTAAGCATATTCCACAAGTTAAATCATGATCATATTCTATTTCCATATTTACTATAAACATAAATATGTAATATGACAAATATATCATTATATTTTCATTTTTTTTTGTAATATGAATATATAATGATGTATATAATATATTTTATATTATTAGTTCTCTGGATAATTAATATAAAAAAAGAGAAAAAAATTAATAAAATAAGTTCAAAATATGAAACATTTTATCAAGTTAAACAAAATATATTAAAAATTAAACAAAATACAGGTACAACCAATTTTGGTTTAGTTGTTAAAGACTTTTATGGTGTAATTAAATATTTAAATAATAGATATGGTTCTAATACTAAATATGAATTAATTAAATATCTAGAAAATGATATTGATTGGGTATTTTTTGCAAATATAAATGAAGGTGTTGATTTAAGAAAATATAATTTTAAAAAACCAATAATGATATTATATTTGACTGAACCATATCAGATACAACTATCTCAAAAATACATATTAGATATTGTTATACCATCATTAAATTGGTATAATATTGCAAAAAAATATATAAATATTAACAGCAATAAAATTAGAACTCATTTATGGTTTGATAGTAATTTGGGAAAAGAAGGTGTAAATACATGGGATGAATTAAAAACATTATATGATAAATTAAAAAATGAAAAAATGATTGATTTAGTTGGTTTAGGAACTAAATATAATACTAAATATACATCAAAGAATTATAATATTATTCCATCTGATATTATTAAACAACATAAAAAATTTAAAAAAATAATTAAAGATATTAATAATCCTCAATTAAAAATTCATGTTGCATGTTCTTATGAAATTAGTTCACAATTTAAAGATTCTTATTTTGATATTATAAGAATAGGATCATTAGCATATCGTAATATTCAATGGGAACAAAATATATTAGATATTAAAATAAAAAAATCAAATGATTGTTTTGGTTATTATTGTATAGATACAAATGATACTAAACCTATAAAAAAAATAAAAATTGGATTAGTAAAAAATTTAGCAAGACCATTATTTTCTCAGAAAAGTTTTATTAGAGTTTTTACACAAGATGGTACTGAATTAAAAATAATGTTATTTAATTATGATCCATTTATTGTAATTATACCAGATAATATTGATTTAAAAATAAATTCAAAAATTATAATAAAATATAATGATACTTTTACACCGTTACATTAAACGGTGTAAATAAATTATAAATAATCGAAAAATAAATCTAAAATAAATATTATTAAAATAAAAAATATAGTTCTACTATTATATTATAAATGACATCTAAAAAAGTAAATTCTCATCATAAAAAAGAATCTCATAAAACATCTACATCAAAATCTCATAGTACATCATCTCATCATAAACCATCTCATCATAAACCATCTCATCATAAACCATCTCATCATAAACCATCTCAACATAAACCATCTCAACATAAACCATCACATCGTACATCATCTACAGTATCTACAGTATCTACAGCAAGTACTCGTAGTACAGCATCTACAGCATCTACAGCATCTACATTAAGTACTAGTTCTGTTAAATCAAGTCGTATTATAAATAAAAAATCAACTAAAAGAGTATTAACAACATTATATTTATTATTCCATATTATTTGTGTTGTAATTGCACTCAATATGAGTTTTAAAAAGAATAATGGTTTTAAATTAGTTCCAACACTATTAGCCATTTTATTTCCATATATATATATATTATATTTTGGATATATTAATTTAAAACAATCACAATTATCTAAAGCATCAGCAGAAAGTTCAACATCTTCATCAGATTAATTATTTACTAAATATATTATTATCAAATTTATAATTATCTATTGCACTATTTTGTGTTGCATTTTAATGTATTAATATAAAATAGTACTACTTTTATACCTTTTCTCATTTAAAACGCCCATTATAATTTTACTAAACAACTTAAAAATTAATTGAATAATAATATATTAAATATGGGAATTTATAATAATGATAGTATATTTGGAATAAGAATATATAATTTTAATGATGACGATATTGCGAATATATTATTTGAAAAAAAATATGATGAAACAATGAGTTATGAACAAATTAAGGAAGCATATTTATTCTATACTGAGATTAATAACAAAAATGAATTGCATTTTAAATATTATACTGAATGTAGTAGCACATATGGTGAAGGAATTTATTTAAATTGGTATCCAATGTCGTTAGATCTATTTTTAGAAAAATTCGGCGTTTGAAATATGAAAAGATGTAAAAGATAAATGATGGTATCATTAAATCCAAAACAAATTTCAGTATGGTTAGATGATGTATTTGAAAATTTTTAGTATAAAATCTCATTTAAAATGCTCATTTTAAATGAGAAAGGTGTAATAAAATGGAAGAATTATATTATGAAGGATGTCAAAAATGTAAATTAATTTAATTTTTGATTATTAATTTTATAATCTAATAATTTAATGGCAATATCTAATATATTTTGATCAGATGGTTTATTATTACCAGCTCCAACAAATATATCTTTTTTTTTATTTGGTATTGATACTTTGAATGTTGGTCCATATTTTGCTTCCATATAATATATATTTCCATATTTTGGATGTTTTCCAATTATTTGATTATTTGATTCTTTAACATCTTGATTAATTTTATTATTCATAGTAGAATCAATATTTAGATTTAATTTTATAAATTGTTCTTTTAAGATATCATAAAATTGTCTTAAAACTTCATACCATATTTTATTTCCTTGTGCAATTTCATCTAATAAATTTTCCATATTTGCTGTAAATTTATAATCCATAATTTGAGGAAAATTAGTAACTAAATAATCTGTAATTTTAATACCATCAAATGTTGGCACTAATTTTAATTTTTCATTACCAATTTTTTGTGTTAATGATTTTTTTTCAAATTTAGTTAGTTGATCTTTTTTACCAATATAAGTTAAAATATATGTTGTAACCTTTTTTTCAATACCTTCTATATTTGCTATTCTAATATAATTATGTTCTTGAATTTTTGAAATAATAGCTGCATATGTTGAAGGTCTACCTATTCCTAATCCTTCTAATTTTTTTACTAAAGAAGGTTCATTATATCTAATTGGACTTGAATTATAAGTCTCTTTAAAAAATATTTTTGACCAAGATACTTCATTTAATTTAAGATTAATATTATTTAATTTAATATGTTTGGATTCAATATCTTCATCATCTGTATTTTCTCTATATAATTTTAAATAACCATCAAATATTAAAATAGAATTAGTTCCCTCAAATTCAATCTTATTTGAATTTATTAATTTAATATGTTGATCTTGATATTTTGCTGATTTTAATTGACTTGCAACTGTTCTATTCCAAATTAATTGATATAATTTTTCTTCATCTGAACCTGATAAATCATCATAATTTGATAAATCAGCATGTTCAAAATGTGTTGGTCTAATAGCTTCATGAGCTTCTTGAGCATTTTGATTTTTTGATTTAAATTGTCTATATTGATAATATTCTTCACCTAGACCACTATCTTCCATAATTTGTTTTTTTATAGAAAATAATGCATCATTTGATAACATTGGTGAATCTGTTCTCATATATGTAATTAATCCTTTTTCATATAATTTTTGTGCTAACGTCATTGTTTTTTTTAATTGAAATTTTAATTTATAAGAAGCTTCTTGTTGTAAACTTGATGTAATAAATGGTTGTGGTGGATGTCTTTGTCTATCATTTGTATTAATACTATCAATAATAAAATTCACATCATCTCTAATTCTAATGACAATAAGTTTAATATCATCTTTTGATGTTACTGAATCTTTTTCTATTTTAACTGAATTAATTTCTGTATCATTAACTATCTTAATATCATTATGATTATAACTACCTTTGAATTTAAAACCATTTATAATAAAATCACCTGTTATATGATAACTTGATGTTTTATCATCTGATAAAAACTGTTCAATCTCCTTTTCTTTATCAACAATTAATCTAGTAACAACAGATTGAACTCTACCTGCTCCCAAATTATTAGATTTAATATCTGGAATAGATTTTAAAATAGGTGATAATTTATAACCAACAATTCTATCTAAAATTCTTCTAGTCTGTTGAGAGTAAAACATATCCATATCTATTTTTTTAGGATTAGATAATGCTTTAGTAATCGCTGATTTGGTAATCTCATTAAAAACTATTCTTTTATAATCTTTTATATTCAATACTTCAACTAAATGATAACCTATTGCTTCTCCTTCACGATCACCATCGGATGCAATATAAATTTCATCACATTCTTTTGCAGTTTTTTTTAAACCTGCAACAACTTTTTTTTTATCAATTAGAATTTCATAAGTAGGTTGAAAATTATTATTAGGATCAACAGAAATTGAATCTTTTGCAAGATCTCTAATATGACCAACTGAAGCCATAACAATATAACCATTACCTAAAAATGATTTAATTTTTTTAATTTTCCCAGGTGATTCTACTATAACAAGTTTA